TTAATATTCCTATTATAGCTATTGCGCTCAAAACTGCTGCAAAAGCAGTCTGAACTGCTATTCCTAGAGTAAAAAAGGTTATTTTTAAAGCTGCGTTAGCCGTAGCAAGAGCACCGGCTCCAGCGACAGCTGCCCAAAGTCCACTTGCGTATTCTTTTACAGCCGCGTAGGCAAGCTTTATTCCGGCAATATAAGAACCTGCTTGTATAGCCCCTAAAGCTTGTGCCTTTGTAAAATTAGCCTGAGCGGCGGTAGTAACTACCAACTGTGTCCTTAAGTTATTTAAAGTAGTGTTTACATTTAGTAATCTTTCTTCTTTTTCTTTTACAGTGAAGCTGAACTTTTTAGTTCCATCCTTCATTGCATCAAGCTGCCCCTGATGTGTTTTTGTAGATTTTTCTAAGCTACGAAAAGCCGTTTTGTAATCATCTAAGGAAGCGGTTCCTTCTTTAATTTTTGAACTTACATTTTTGTAAACCGCTGGCAATTTATCAGTAGTTTCTAAATTTTGAAGAAGTTCTTTTCTCTGGTCAGAAAGCTTTCCAGCAAAAGTTGCTGCACCTTGTGCACCCTGTACAAAAGCACTAACAACATTTTTTGCAACCCCGCTGCCGGCCAGAAGAGAAACCCCTGCAAGAGCCGTTAAATTTTGAGATAGATAACCAATCACAGGAGTAATAGTACCATTTATAGCGGTTACCAAATTCTTAGCTAAGTCTCTAAAAGCTGCTGACAGTTTATCATAAGGGTTTGTATCTAAGGCTTCAGCTAACTCTCCAAATCTCTTTTCACCTTTTTCAATTGCGGAATTAAGAAAAGCCTGTCTTCTTTCAAAGTCAGTAAGCTCGTCAGAAGTCTTACCTAAAGCTCTTGCATATTCTCGTGTAGCGTCGTCAAGACGAACAAAAATACCTAATTCATCAAGAATTTCTGGTTCAAGTTTTGCAGTACCTCTGACCAATCGATCTAAAGAGTCCCCTAAGTCCCTTCCTAGAGCGATTGAAGCTCCTTTTGCAACTTTAGTAAGATTTAAAAGTTGAGAATCCGAAAATCCTGCACTTGTAGCAATTGCTGCGGTTCTTAATGATTGCTCAGTGGAAATTGCGGCATTAGTAACGTCTCTTAAACTTTCTGCTAAAATACCAAGATTTCTACCGGCTTTTGTGCCTATAACATCTAAGCTTTTTGAGAGCTCTTCTACTTTTGAAGCTCCTCGAAGAGCATTAAAAGCGGCAGTAGCAGCGAATAAGTTTGCCGCGAGCGTAGCGTAAGCAGCGACAAGACCGGAAGAGCCTCCTCCGATCTCGCTACGCATTTTAGAAAATGCTTTTGTACTGTTGGAAGTTGCTTGGGCAACCCCTTTCTGACCTTTATTATAGTTATCACTTTTAGTAGATAAATTTTCAGTGGATTTAGATGCTCTATTAACAGACGAAGTAACCTTGTCCACATTTTTTTGGACTATTTTTAAGTTTTTACCTTCTACTATTACTTCTAGAGTTACACTGCTATCGGCCACGTTTATTTCTCTTTAATTTATCGTATTCACGTTTTATAGCTTCTTGGGACTTTTTAATAACGTGAGCATCGAGTCTTAATAGAATATCGTAAAGTAATTCTTTATCTTCTATTTTGTAAACATTAATTAAAAAATTTAAATTAGTGTAATCTTTTCCAGTATACCCTACCTCAGGATATACTCTATCCCCTAACGAATTGAAAATCGATAAGGCATCAATTACTATTTCAGGAAAATCTTCGATTCCTGGTGGACATCTTTCTGGATCTGGCTCTCTCCCCATTTGCTCCTGCAATTCTAAGTATTTATCCTTAGTCATACCCACAGCATTATGTTGTTGCCAATCATCTAGTCTAGTCCAAAGAATCTCCCTCTCCTGCTCTACGAAAGTTGGCAAGGTCAAAAACCACCTCGTTTATCCAATTGTCAAATTCTGTAGAGTTTTGAACAAGTACTTGAGCTTGTTCTTCGTCATATTCTAATTCTAATTCTAAATCTTGATCTTTTAAATCAACTAAAATTAAATCTTCTAAGTATTTTAACTTTAATCCTGACCAGCCTTTTACGGTAGCTTTTGTAAATTCAGTTATAAACTTTTCCTCATCTAAATCTTCTATCATCTGACGAGTTTTTCTATCAAATTTTTGAGAAATGCAACGCTTTCTAAGAGCTATTAATTCTTTCCTAGAAAGATTTGCAACCTTTACTTGAAACCCTGGGGCACCTGGAAAATCTAGCCAAGCGGCTTTAGTGTCCACCATTAAATCTTTTAATTTCATCTATACTCCTAATATGTAAAAATTGAACTAATTGCGGGATTTGACATGCAACGAAAATCATAGCTTTGAGTGAATAAATCTCCAAAAGCCACTCTATTCGTAAAAGAAGCTCTGTTGTCCAAATCAACTTCTAGTTGATAGCCAAAAGAGCCGCCCAAACCCGCTTTTATAATAACTGAGGTATTCTCAGCCCAAGTCTGAATATTGTTCTTAGATAGTGATTGAGAGTCGCTAACATATTGTCGTATACTTCCTGCGAGAGATCTATCAGCCAAAGTAAAATTTTCTGGGTATATAGTATTACTCGCATTAGTAACTTGTAAAGACTTCTGCAAAGTTTTGTTTGCCGTCCAACTTATATTATTTTGCAGCTCTAAAGACGCTCCTAAGATATTATCCAGTTTAAATTGTGCGACGTCTGTACCTGTCGCCCAAATATCAAACTCCTTGGAAATAGCATAATTCGGAGAACTAGTATAGTTAGGTGACTGTACTAATCCTGGAACCGAACCGGTATTCCTAGTGAGTTTTGTACCTTGTCCTGATAATCCGACAGTCATAATACCATTTCTGGGTATATTGAAAGATCCGCCAGTAAGTACACATTTCTCTATTTTATAGTAAATTTCAGGACTATAATCCGAATATACAAAATATAGATTAAACGTGTTTAAATTGTTATCAGTCGAATACTCTGTTAATAAATCTAAGGGCTTGTGTTGGTGTAGAGGCGTACTATCATTTTCTATTAAGTATATAGAAAAACTAAAATCAGCAGGATTTGCCTCTACAATGGAGGAATTTTCAAAAAAATCTGAGTTATTATGCAGATTTCTTACTGTTATGTCCTGCTGGCGAAATGTTTGGGAGAATGAAACTTCTTTGTTTGTATGAAGAAGGTAAAAAGTGTTAAGATATTCCATCCAAACTCTTCCGTCTCTTAAAACATTGAAACTCAAGGGTATACTCCTATATTTTCTCCTTCTAAATGAAGAAAAAGGGGAGAAATTTCTCCCCTAATCTTCAGTAATTATACAAAACAACTATCTAATTGTCAAGATTTATTTTTTCTTGTTACTACGATTTATAGACGATTGTTGCTTCGTCAGTAAGATCAACATTACCTCCACTTACTTGGCCATGGAAGTTAATTTCAAGAGTCAATAGATCTTCTACGTTAATTGTTGGCACTTCTAAATGTGCTGTTGGAAGCTCAAATGCTACCCTAGGAGTAGAAGCAGTTTCTCCTCCTACATTTAATGAAAGAGTAAAAACATTTCGTACTGTGTCTACATCAGCCACCAAATCAGCAAAAAGTTCTCCCGATTTACTATTAAGTTGATCATTGTCAAGATAACAAGTCATAGAACCGGAAATTGAGCGAGCACCAGTAATATTTGCTAGAGGCGCATTTACTATCCCTAATTCTTCCGGTGTTAAGTAAGAAACATTATTTTCAATAGTAAAAGAGCCTCCCGTCAACACAATATTATATACATCGTCAGGAGAAACATCTGTTCTTGTTAAAGAAACTGTAGAAATACGATTACGAATAAAGTTAGTAGTATTCGTTAATCCTGTGGTAATTGGGGAGGCCAAATCGTTAGGAACGGAAGTACCTTCATCAGATAAAGATTTTGCAAAGCCACTCCAAGAAAGAGTCGCAATACCATCTATATCAAAATCCATAGTTACTGAATTTACTACAGCAGAGTCTAGTTTATAAAATTGAATATTTCCTGTATCCTCAAACCCGAAATAAATATTCCAACGATCAGAAAATGAAGATACATTTGAAGCTGAAAAGTCAAAAGTATTTGTTCCATTAGCAGGAGTATTTATATTTTGAGTAGCGGGAGAAGGTGATACTCCTGCCAATACTGAACTAGTATATTGATTTGTAGCATAACCGTCCGCGCCTAACATCATAGCCCAAAGAGGTTCTTCAGGACAATGCGTAATATTAGTGTCCGTAATAGGACGGGCGTAAGTACTCATTGACCATTCTACAGGTGCTAAACTATCGTTAAAAAGCAATCTTGCTCTACGAGAGATTGAACCTGCTTCATTAATGGTAATTTCTGATGAGTTAATTGATTGTGTAAATTAAAACCCGTCTAAGACTGAAAGTTTCCAAGCTTGTACATGAGCGCCGGCGCCATCTACCAGCTGCACATATACGTTTGCATTTCTTGTAAATTGTAATGCCATCTTTTTTCTCCGAAGAAAAGTTGCCTTTTCATCTCAACCTAATAAGGTTAGTATCGAACTTCGCAGATAATTTCCCCAACCGCTAAAGGTTCGAGGGCTCCTTCATCCGTATCCAAGCTCAAGATTGTTATCTGCTGAACACGTTGAGTTTTACCATCTTGATCTATATAAGGAAGACCTGCGTTATCTTCTAGAACTGTTTCTATATCTTCAAATAATTTTTCAAGAGCAAAAATAGCATTTTCTTCTTGAACATATACTCGAAGAGTAACAGTTAGAAATCTGTCTTTATATCCTCCACCCTGATACTGTCTTGTTTCCGATCCCGCAGATACATGAACTGCAGGAAAATCTTCTACTTCGTCCCAAAACTTTAATCGAGGGAGAACATTATTATATAAATTTGTCCTAAAAGGAAAGTTTCCGTTAATTAACTTTAACTTATCCTCTATAGCTTTTACAATGGCCATTCTCCTAGAACTATAATCTCTCGTAGCCACTATACTCTCCTAGTGTAGAAACGTCCTGTTAAAAGTTGCGCAGCTATCTCTCGAATAGAAGTGTCTATCAACTTTCGTGGGTCTCTATCAGCATTAGCCCAGGGAAACTTACCTGCACCTTGTTCAAATATTTGATAAGGGTTTTTGTCATAAGAATACCCGATACTGGGAAATCCTTTTGCTGTAGTAGTAATATCTGTAGCTCTAACGCTTGCCGCAAATTTCCCTGACCTATTTTCTAATCCGGGCGCTCCCATATTTTTTTTAACTGTTTGTGGTAATTTTTGGTTAATTAAAGCTATTACAGAAATATTACTACTAGAAGAACCTTTTTTTAACGCTGCCTTTTTTACTCCTAAAGAAGATAGTTTCGCTTTAGTTATGGTGCCTTTTGTAGCTTTTCTTTTAGTTGTTTTAACCGACGTACTGTTAGATAGCTTAGGCTTAAAGTTTCTACTGACTACTTTTACATTTTTGCCTCTTTTTATACCCTGGTCAAATCTTTTTACAACTTTTTTAGCTTCTATTTCTATTCTGGTGTCAGAGCCTTTTCTATCAGCAAAGCTTTTTGCTTTATTTAATTTTACTATAGCCTTTTCTAATTGTTCAATTAGATTAGCTTTTAATTCCAACTCTGATTTTTTACCTCTATTTATTGATGACGCCTCTATACCGATTTCTACAGTATCCTTTTCTAAAGTTCCTTTCTTTCTAAAAAATACTTTTAAACCCAGATTTTTTAAATCTTTATCGGTTATTTTATCTTCCCTAGTTTCATTTCTGTATCTAATTGTAGATTGGAAAGTATCTCTAGCTCTTTGGCTTTGCTGTTCTACAACTGCTGAACCGGCGCGATGACCAAAATCTAAAAAGTTTCCACCAATTATACTATACTCACCCGAGGATAAAGTGGCTATTTCTCTTAGAACTTTATTTATATTGTTTACTAATGTCTTTTTTTGAGAAGAATATAGGGTTCTAATAGTTTCAAAAACAGATAAATGCCCAACCTCTCTCCTTGCTAGACTATAGCCATAATCTCCTTCTAATATAGTTACGCTCCAAGCGCTTTTATTACCCTTTACTCTTGTATTGCTAGAAGAAGGATTCTTATCAAAGTTTTTCTTTGCCGAGTTATAAATTGCTTCTACAAAGTTTGGAACATAAGTATCAATCACATTTCTCATTTGAGGGTGATTGATTTGTTTTGCAGGTATACCTTGCTCTTGAAGCTGAATATAAACCTGGTTTTTTACTCCATTTACAGAGGCACTTATTCTATGAACTTTTACGTCTGATTCTAATTCTCTAAATCCCAACCCTTTCTTCGGGTCATTAGCTGGCTTTTTTAGCTCTTTTATAGTTTCTTTTAATAGCTTATCTAAAAATCTTTTGCTCATGATACTCTATACATATCTAGAACTCTTCGTATATGGTCTGGAAATCCAGGATCATTACGAATCGCAGAGCTTCCTGCTCCCTCTCTACTCGCTGAACCAATGCTTTGTCTCTCTTTCTGCTCGTCTTTATGGTAGTAAGTTATAATATCAGCAACCGCAAGTTCTAAATCAACGGGTACAGAGGCATACCCTGCTAAATAAGTAACTTTTACAGAACCTACTCCTTTAGGCCAATTTCTATACTGACCACTTTCTTCTGTTCTGAAAATAGAATCGGAAACAGAATCTAAGTACCATGAATATTCTGGTGAAGGGCCAGCTCCATTTGAAAAAAGTTCAACATAATCAGAAGCTTGTCCCGATCTTTCATATACATTTGTTATACTAATAACAGGACTATATTTGAGCTGAACAGTATAAGTGTCCCATTGAATATCAAATAACTCCGTATATCCTGGTGAAGTTGCATAAGTATCAAACTCAGAATTACAATAAGTACGGACAAGCTGACTTACACTCGTAATTAGCTTCTCAAACTTTTCGTCAAACTGAGTAGAGTTTATACCCTCCAACAATTTATAGTCATCTAATGTAATTAAATCGGCCATTTATTTTCCAAAAAGGCTTGGGAGTCCGAAGACTCCCATCCCTAACATACTTGTTACCAAGTATGTACAGCAGTTTGATAATCACCGTTAGTAGCATCGTCTGCAAAGATGCAGTCAAAGCCACGACGTTGAGTAGCAACCAATACACGACGTTGATTGGCAACTTCGTAATCGGTCTCAACAGTAGCTCCACGCAATACAGGAACTACAAAATTACGAGCGTTTACGGCTACGGCCCAATGCTTACCATCAGTACGTCCACCTGCAAACTCGTCACAAACGATTACGGGTGAACCGTAGACGTTTCCGATTTCTCCGGTAATCTTGGTAGCACGCTGATCACCAACTTCATTGATATTTTGGAAGTCAGGATCATCAAGCATATCATAGTATGCAGTAAGTGCGATGATATAAACTACATCGCCAGGACGACGACCATACTTACCCATTGCTTGACGAAGATCAAGTAATTTGGAAGCAGTAGCTACGCCACCTGCGCCAGGAGATGAACCGTTGTCTAAAACAGCATTAGCATTTGTACGAGCAACCAAACCATTATAAGGTGTGCTGATCAAATCATTACCAGCTGAACCGCCTAAGAGTAATGAATGCTCAATTGCACGTGCGTGTGAGCGTACCATTGACTCACGAATAAAAGGAAGAACAGGAATAATTGCGTCTTCTTCACTTTCATTAGCAATATAGGAACGAGAGATTAAACGCTCTACAGTCAATACTTTACGACCCATGCTCATGCCGGGGAAAGGTGAACCTACAGTATCGTCACGACCTTCTAAATTACCTTTAAAAGGAGAACCAGAAGCACCGCCAGAGGCATCATTAGCTGCCCACTCTGCATAGCCAGCATCAGGCATGGTAGGCATTACCATTGAAGCAGAATTCATTTGGATTTTTCGGAAAAGAGGATCCAAAACCAATTCTAGTTCTACATCTCTCTCCATTGCAGAAGAAACAGTAGTTTCAAAAGCTTGTAAAGCATCTGAGGACGTATCTGGAACAGTTAGGCCTGCATTTGTATTACGACTGGCTTTTTCGAATAACTGCCTAGTAAGCTTATTATCCCAACCCTTCTTAGTAATTACGCCAAGAAGGTGCGCATCGCAAATGTCTTTCTCATACGCTTCAGCAAAAGACTTTGCTTCGCCACGATCAGCAAATACACGCTTGCTATCACGAATTTTAGAAATTTCGTCTGATTTTTCAATCAGTTCATTCCTCAATTCGCCAATAATTTTTTCATAGTCAGCATCTTTTGCAGCCATTTTAGCTTCAACGTCAGCCATTAATTTTTCTGCACCACTAGAAACAGCGGTTACAATTTGGGCTTCTTGCGCGGCTTTTTGAGCTTCAGCTTCGGCAGCAGCTTTTTGTTCTGCTTCCATTTTAGCTTGCTCTTCTGCCTTGCGCTCAGCGTCTTTCATCGCCATTGCAGTTGCGGTCTTTTCGACAGCAGCAGCCACAATCGCATCGATATCGATATCACTCATAGTTTTCTCCTGTACTTCGACTTGTGATAAGTCTTTAGGCATTGATTCGGTTTCAGAATGTTTTTCAAACTCAACAGTTACTTTGTCTTCAGTCTCCTGAACACTAATAACATGCTTTTCTTCCACGGAATCTATAGTTTTGAAAGATTTCTTGAATTCTTCATACTCAGACTCTGAGTTAAAAGATTTAGCAAGAGAAAAGGTTGCAGCTTGGTTAGCAGGAACCGTTACTACTGAAACTTCCAGTAATTCTGCGTCCTTTATCTTATATCCATCGGTTTCGGTCATGTACTCCGCATCCTTGACTCGAAACCCGACTGAAAAAGCTCCAAGGACACCTTCTTTAATTAATTCACCTACGTGACCAGCAGATTTAGCAATTTTTGCTTTTAACTGCAGACCATTATCGTTAGTACCAAGCTGAACTGCTCGGCCAATCGGCTGATTGTAATCGTGATTAAAAAGAATTACGGGATTGTTTAAATAATTTTGAAGTCCGCCCTTTGTCCAGGCTTCAGTCTCAATTATGTCTCCAACACGGTCAGTACTATTCGTACTGGCCATACCAGCGATATGAAGATCATCCCCTTCTTCAAACGCCTTAAATGTGGAGCCAATGTGAAAAATTTTATTCACTTGATTCTCCTGTCGACATTCTCAGCTTCTCTAAAGGGCTGAGATCTTCATCCGAAGCCGGTTCAAGAACTGGCTTGGGATTTTGTTCCAATGTATAAACACTAGAAGTATTAAAAATATTTTCCCATTCTTCGGGATGTTTTAATTGTATTCTTTTTATAGCTTGATGCCAGGAACCAAAATTACGTATAACAATTCTATAGTGAATCGGGGCGTTAGTTCCTAGTGCAATATATTCTGATCGTGCGGGCACTCTTCCTAGTTGTTGAAAATATTTAATAATAGTAAGCGCTATTTCGGTTCTATTCATTTTTATTCCTCTATATTATCTTCAGAAGGTCTTCCACCTTCTGAAGGGTTTGCAGCAGATCCAGCTATATTAGCAGGTACTCTTAGTTCGCTTGCGCCAAACTGCTCATCGTAGTTTAGTGCTTCACGAGCTTCATTAGGGGTAATAATTCCCGTATTAACAAGAGTAGAGTAATAAGCTGCGCTGTCTCTTAATTCTGGCTGAAGTGCAGGAATATTACTAATGTCTGGGGTAATGTGAAAGCCAAAGAATCTTTCTATAGCTTTATTAATTTTTTCAACTATAGGCAATATTGTTTCTAAATAATAAAGTCTATGGTTTGGTCGGATATTTGCATTGTTTCCCGAATCTAGTAAAAGGGGAGGTACTCCTAAAACTTTTAATATTTCTTTTTCCGCTCCCTCTATTGAGGCTTCGAAATCAAGTTCTCGAAAATTAACATTTGAGATAGCATCTAGATCCATTCCGCCATCTAAAATGAGAGGTCTTCTTCCTCCTCCGTCAGGGCGATAACGAGTCATCCAAGATTGAATCATTCTTTCTTTATTTTTTTCACTAATTACAGAAGGTGATTTAATTATAAGGCCGGGAACAGCTCCATTCTTGAAAAAATTGTCTTGAAATTGGCGCATACGAGTAAGCTGTGACATTACACGCTGAGCAGCTCTTAAACGACTAGTACCTCTATATATGCTATGAAAAGAGTTTTCTTTGATGTGAATGATTTCGTTTGGGCTATAATCTATATTACGTTGAAAAGTATACTTATTAATGTAAGTAGTCTTATCCGGATCTATGTCCGTATAAGATGCGGGCAAATGATATAAACCAGCCCCATCGAAATAGATGAAGATATTCCCATCGAGTATATAATCGATTATGAGGTTTCGCTTAAAAGAGGAAATATCTTGAAAAGGATTAGGCTCTACATTTAACAGTAAGTTAAGTCTAGATCTTCTAAT